TCAAGCAGTATCGTGGTGTGAACCGCCGGATTGCTGAGTGGTGGAATCATTTGAACTTAGTGTTGACCGCACTTACAGCCAACAAACCCGTGCAAGTGGACTCGGTTGGGTTGATGGAGACTTCCCCATTCACAGGAATCCCGTTACCCAACGGTCTGTTTCTCAACTACCCTGAGTTACGCAAAGACTCTACCGGCCAGTTCGTTTACGAAACACGCACCGGCCTGAACAGGATATACGGGGGCAAGGTAGCTGAGAACCTCTGCCAAGCCGTAGCCCGTTGCGTCATTGGTGAGCAGATCATTCAAATTGAAAAACGCTACAGAGTTGTGCTGACTGTGCATGATGCTGTGGCTTGCGTAGTACCGGAGAACGAGGCTGACGAAGCTCGGGCTTACATCGAAGAGTGTATGCGTACATCACCCCCTTGGGCCTTAGACCTGCCGCTTAACTGCGAATCAGGTATGGCCCGTAACTATGGAGATTGTTAATGGCGAAACCTATCACTTGGTCGTACAGCAGTTTGGCGTTGTACCAGCAGTGCCCCAAGAAGTATTACCACCTCAAGGTGGTGAAGGACATCAAAGAGCCGTTGGGCGAGGCTATTGTTTTTGGTAATGAGATTCACAAGATCGCTGAAGAATACGTTGGTAAAGGTCGTCCTATCCCTGAGAAGTACAACCACATAGAGCCAGCCCTCAAGTCGTTGAAAGATATGCCCGGGGAGAAACTTTGCGAGAACAAGCTGGGGCTTACCGCTGAGTTGGAGCCATGCGGGTTCTTCGATAGGAACGTATGGTGGCGTGGCGTTGCTGACATCATCATCTTGCAAGGTGACACTGCCCTGACTGTGGACTACAAGACGGGCAAGTCGAGCAAGTACGCAGAATTAAAACAGCTTGAGATTGTGTCCCTTGCAATATTCAAGCACTTCCCTGAGGTAAAGAAAGTCAAAGCGGGCTTGATGTTCCTGTTCGCCGATGACTTCATAAAGACTGCTTATCTAGCTGACTCACAAGAAGAACTGTGGGGCAGTTGGATTTCAGATGTTGGTCAATTGAAGGCTTCCGTAGAAAACGATATGTGGAATCCTAAACCCAACTTTACATGTCGTGGCTGGTGTCCAGTCACATCTTGCGATCATAACGAAGGAGAGAGAAATGGCTAAAAAATTGAGTAGAGCAGAGAAGATTCGTCGCTTCCTTAACGCAAACCCCAACATGGCGTTGAAGGATGTTGCGGTCAAATTTGATACGACCTATCAGATTGTGTACATGGTTAGGAAGAACATGCCCAAGAAGGTCACGCTGACTGCGACCGAGGCAATGGTGGCCAGAAAGATTGGCGTATCTACAGCGGAGTACGCAAAGCAAAAAGTCAAATTGATGGGCCGCAAGCCGCGCCGCAAGCCAGTGGAGATGACTCCTATGCCGGAAGCTGGAGATGGGTTTGTTTACCGCTGGATCAACACCGATGCTTTGGACGAAGCCTCAAAAGATGCGTTGGCTTCTAAGCTAATCACAATGGAAGAGCCAGTATCTGACCCAGTGAACCACCCTGCCCATTACAAGACGGGCGGTATTGAGACCATCGACTTTATCGAGGCCAAGGAATTTAACTACAACATGGGTAACGCCGTGAAGTACATCAGCCGAGCCGAGCACAAGGGTAACAAGAAGCAAGACCTTGAGAAAGCGATTTGGTATCTCAACCGTGAACTAAGCAGGGGTTGACATGTGGGACGTAGCTGTAACTGTATCTTTGATGTTGTTTGGCGCTTTTGTTTTTGTATTCATGGGCGCTATGCTGATTTGGGTGTTGTACATATTACAGAATGGAGTTGATGATGACTGAAGAAGACGAAGCGTTCAACGAGATTGAGCGACAAGCCAAGCAACGCAAGGAGGCGGTGAAGGCAACGATGGCAATCAATCCTTATCGTGACCAAGTGATTGACGAAGTGTTGCAACGCATCAAAGAACTGCGCCCTGCTGTTATGCCGTTGGAGAGTATGGGTAGAGGCAAAGCCACACATGAATGGTTTGATATTTTGGTAAAAGATATTGAGGAGATGAAGAAATGATTGATGAGGACGATGATATTCAAGAATACAAGAAGCCGTGGGTTGGGCTGACAGATGAGGAGCGCAATAAACTTTGGCGAGATGTAGTGGGTTGGGGTGACCCATCTCACGATGATGAAGACTTAATGAAAGCCCTCGAAGCCAAACTTAAGGAGAAGAACACATGAGTGTTAATGCGGGTAAAACCAAATGCTTAGAACAAAGCGTGAACTGACCAAGAACGGAAGAAGTGTATCCGCCAAACTAACACAGAGTGAGTACAACGAGTGGGTAAAGCTTGGCAAAGGTAAATGGCTGCGGTCATTTTTAAAAGACAGTAGATTTGAAAGGGAACAAAATGTCAGAACTGATAGATTACGCCTATCCATTAATGATGGCAGAGCAAGCGTTGAAAAGAGCGCATGACTATTTGCTTGAAGAAGACTATATTCTTGCAATGGATCAACTTGAGAAAGCTGTTGTGGAAGTTCGCATAGCTAGAAATTCCGTAATTCACATAAAGGAGAAATCAGATGCCTTACACAAACAAACCCAGACCATATAAAAAAGAGTATGAACAACAAAAGGAAAGAGTCGAGTTGCCTGACCGAATGGAGCGCCAGCGAGCCAGACGAAAACTTGATGCCAAAGGCGTTGACCGTAGCGGAAAAGATGTTGCGCACGTCAAGGCTTTATCTAAAGGTGGATCGAACAAAGATGGGGTCAAACTTGAAGCCCCCAGCAAAAACCGATCCTTTAAACGAAACTCAGACTCATCAATGAAATAACACATGCAAGAATACACATGGCCGCGCCCTATGGGGTTTGAGCCTTTTGACCACCAACGAAAAACATCATCTTTTCTTATAGCTAACCACAGAGCTTTCTGTTTTAACGAGCAGGGTACAGGAAAGACTGCCTCAGTAATTTGGGGTGCTGATCAACTTATAAATGCGGGCATAGTCAAACGTGTTTTGATTGTCTGTCCACTGTCCATTATGCAATCTGCATGGCAGGCTGATCTCTTTAAGTTTGCCGTACACCGATCTGTCGATGTGGCGTATGGCGATGCCAAGAAGCGGGCAAAGATTGTGTTGAGCAAAGCCCAGTTCGTCATAATCAACTACGATGGGTTGACAACCATTGCAGACGAATTGCTGAACAACGACTGCTTTGATTTGGTAGTCATTGACGAGGCCAACGCTTACAAGAACGTCCAGACCAAACGCTGGAAGTTAATGCACAAGTTAGTCAGGCCCAATACACGGTTGTGGTTACTGACGGGCACACCTGCTTCTCAGTCTCCGCTTGATGCGTACGGGCTTGGTCGGTTATGCGCTCCACAGAAAGCACCAAGGTTTTTTGGTGACTACCGCGAATCAGTCATGCAACAGTTTAGTATGTATCGCTGGATACCGCGCCCCAATGCTGAGCAGATTGTGTTTGACATGCTCCAACCAGCCATTCGGTTTACCAAGGAAGAGTGCCTTGATTTGCCTGAGGTCATACACACAAGCCGCTACGCACCTCTGACACCATCCCAGCGCAAGTACTACAAGGAGCTTAAAGATCAGATGCTTCTTGAGGCGGCGGGCGAGGAGATCAGTTCGGTCAATGCGGCGGCAAAGATGAACAAGCTGTTGCAGATATCTTGTGGTGCTGTGTATAGCGACAGCGGGGCGGTCGTTCAGTTTGATGTGTCAGATAGATTCAAAGCTGTTAAAGAAGTCATTGAAGAAGCCAGCCACAAGGTTCTTATCTTTGTACCTTTCAAGCACACGATCGCAATGCTCAACGAGTACCTCAAGAAAGAGGGCATTACTTGCGAGGTGATAAATGGTGACGTGCCAGTACAAGCACGTACAAGGATATTCAAGAACTTTCAAGAAACCAAAGATCCAAGGGTGCTGATAATACAACCGCAAGCGGCGGCACACGGGGTTACCCTGACCGCTGCAAATGTTGTTATCTGGTACGCTCCGGTGACGTCCACAGAGACGTATCTGCAAGCCAACGCCCGTATCAACAGGCCCGGCCAACGTAACGCCATGACGATTGTGCACATTGAGGGAAGCCCCATTGAGCGCAAGCTGTACGCTATGTTGCAGAGTAATATAACGAACCACGAAAAAGTGGTCGATCTTTACAAAAAAGAATTGGCAGATACTTGACAAAGTCTAGTACAAGCCATATAATAAACCCC